GCACCAAAAGCTGCATTCCCATCAACTGATAAGTCATCACAAGATGGCGCAGGCGTAAACAACGGCGGTAAGTAATAATGTGTTTTGAATGCGGATGTGAATCAGTAGGAAGTGAAACAGGAATTGTTTCAGCACCTATGTTAGACGTTTCAAGAGATGGAGAAGCAGGTCTTACATTAAATATGACCGCCACTCCAGCGCAAAGAACATCATTTATCAATGAGTGAAAATGGCACAGGTATGGCGACACCGCCAAACAATGAACCAGCAGGCGCAGTAACTTCTCAAGAAGTTGGTCGTAAAAAACCAAATCAAGGAAAGTTTAGATCAGGAATTAATGGTCCAAGGCCAGCAACAAAAATTGATACTAATAAGCATGGCATACGTAGAGAAATAAATCTAGGTGCCAAAAAAACAGGTAGACCTAAGAAGGTTTAATAATGTGCACAAAATCAATATCTAGTTCTTCGGATCTAGATATTGATATTTTAAATACTATAGATGATCAAATTGATAAAGCTGAAGGAACAGGATTAATATAGTGATAGAAATTATTCATAAATCAGATATTGTTGAATATAAAAATGTATTTACAAAAGAAGAGTGTGATTACATAATTTCTTATTGGAAAGATCTTGACGACTGGATATTATCTTGTTTTTACAATATGTATATATTGTCTGGAAATAAACCACATACTCCAGAAGGTGGGCACGCTTTAAGAAAATTTCAATTAAAATCACAAGAATTAGCAGAAAAAGTATTTAATAGAAAATTAAAACAAATAAGTTTAAGTTCTCATAAATGGGAGCCAGGAGCATTTGCGCCAGACCATTCAGATAATACCGAATTAGATGGGACTCCAAATGCATGGCAAGAAAATAAATTAGTTACCATGATTTATTTAAATGATAATTTTGATGGAGGACTCCTGACATTTAGAGACCATGAAATTTCTTTTAAACCAGAGGCTGGATCAGTAATTGTTTTTGATGTTGGAATTCAAAACGTACATGCGGTTACTGAAGTAACATCTGGAACTAGATACACCATGATGGGATCATATGATTACGCAGATAGTGTATACAATGTTGATCTAAAAAAAATTAAAGAAGATACCAATCCTTTAAGAGAAAAGTTAAGAGAAGAATGGGCTAATGGAAAAATTATGCCAAAAGATTCCGCAACCTACTATAAACCAATAAATAAATAATTATGTATACAATAAAAACTATAGAATTTCCTGGATACGAAGAATTAAAAAATAATTTTAATATTTATAAAGATATTTTTATCAATGAATCAATAATTGCTTTTAGAAATGCAAATTTAGACTTTGAAATGCAAACTAAAATAATGCATTTATTTGGTGATAATTTAGGCTGGTATCCGAATTCTTCAAACACCAACCCTTCAGATTATATAGAAGATCATCATAAACACATGAATGATATAAATATTAAAGAAAAAAACTTATTGATGCTTCAATGGCACCAAGAGCATGTTGCACAAGAGCATAACCCTTATGTTAGTGGTGTTTGGAATATGACCTTATTTAAATGCAAACTAGAAACTGGAAAAACATATTTTGTAGATATGTCAAAAGTTTTTAATATGTTTGATGAAACAGATAAAGAATTTATGATAAATTGTAAAATACATTTTAATAATTATAGGTGGTTTAATAATAAAGATTATTACTACTATGTACCAGAAGAGAATCAGATTACAAACAAAGATGAATATGTAACCTATAACTTAGTCTCAGAACATTGGATAACTAAAGAAAAAACTATAAGAACATATTTTTCTATGTATGAAGACACCACGCTTTATAAATTTAAAGATCAAGATCCTTCTATTGATGAAATTAATAAATATAAAGAAATTTCTAATAAAATAAATGATATTGTAAATAATAATGAAAATATAAGAATACAGCACATTTGGCAACAAGGAGACTTGCTGATCCCAGACTTATTTAAATTAGCACATGCAGTAAGTGGTGGGTTTGATAAAAATGAAAGAAAGCTAGAAGGAATGTTTGGCACATTGGAGCCATGGAAAGTAAGAAGTTAGTTTAATATTTTAAAGCGTAATTTTTATCATTACCTAACCAAATCAACATAGTATATCTACTATCTACTATTTTTTTAATTTCATGATCATAATTAAGTTCTCCATTTTGAGACGGAAAACAAAATAAATCCCCACAACGAGGCTGATATTTATATTGTAAATAAGGAAAATGAATTTCACCTTCATTAAATACATCATTTAAATAAATAGAGCAAGTATATTTAATATGAGGATTTTTCCCATAATCATTATCGCCATGAATTTCTAAATATGCACCATCATTTTGTTTTGCTAACCAAAATGAAGAAGGATATAAATCTTCATTAACTTCATATTCAATTTTTATTTTTTCTACACATTTTTCAAAGTATTTTAATACTAAATTTTTAATTTCTCCAAGTTCATCTAAATTAATTGATGATTTATGATAATTATCTTTACCAAACATTTCAATAAAATATTTATTTTCCTGAAAAGATTGAAACTTATTTAAATTATTATCAATATATTTAATTACCTGATATGATTCTGATTTTTTTATAAATTCATTAAATAGTTTTATTGTCATACTATTATTATATCATTTATGGTATAATTTAATTTATGCGTAAATTAATTGATGGCACAGAAATTGAGTCTTACGATACCCCAATTGATTTAACGATACATACAAAAGCTCCAGGAAAATGGCTTCTTATAGATTTAGAGACAGGGCAAGAGTATATTGGGTCAAATGTTTCTACAAAATATGGTAAGTGGAGAAGGATAAAGGATAGGGTGGTGCCTCGTAATAACTAGGGCATGATATAATTAACCTATGAATACAATAGACAACCCATCTGCAGCACACACATCAGAATGCGTTTCATACGCACCAGATGTCCTGTGCATTTGCCAAGATACACCAATTGATGATGTAAAAAGCTTCTACGATATTAGCTTAAAGTCGGCTGACGGAGAAGATAATTTCCTAAAAGAATTTGAAGGTAAGGTAACACTTGTCATTAACGTAACAGGAGAATGCGGTAATGCACCACAATACGGAGTTATTGAAGATTTGTATCAAGAATATAAGAACGAAGGATTTGAAGTTTTAGCAGTTCCAACAAATGACTATTGCGGAGCAGGATTAACATACGGAGAGCATGTGTATGGCTGTGAAGATGCAAAGGGAGCACGTAAATTTGGAATAGATAAGTATAACGTAACATATAAGTTTTCAGAGTTAGTTGAGTCTAACCCTGGCCCAGGCGAGATCATTCCAGGTCTTCCAGGAAAATATGGAGTCGTAAAACCACATGCTATTTATAAGTGGCTAGGATTTCAAGGTTCAAAAAATAAAAATACAAAAAATAACGGCACATTTATGTCTGGTAATTTTGAAAAGTATTTAGTAGATAGAAATGGAAAGCTTGTAGCATATTTTAGAAATGGTGACCTGTTAAACCAGAACCAAGAAAGTATGGAAATGGGCTTAACCGAGGATGGCGCTCCAAGAGCTTCAGTTGCACGTAAAAAGATTACAGATGCAATAGAGAAAGCGTTGGCAGCATAAAAGCCTAAAAAGGTAAATAAAGTATTTAAGGTTGTAGAAGTATGCAAAGATCATTTTGAATTCCCAAAATGCTTCATAATATGAGAGAAAAACATGAACATAAATAAAATTACTGATGATATTACATACTACAACGATATATCAGAAACATTTAGAGAGCAGAAAGAAGCCCTTGAAACGGCTGGCATATGGTGTGTACGTGGTCTTTTAGAGCCATTGGAGAATACCTCTGATCTATGGACAGATTCTGTAGGCAAAGAGCATGTCCAGGGAGATGTTTGGATGCCAGACAACGAGATATCAGACAAAAGAACTTTTAAAGCTGGTAATTTATCTAAATTTGATAAAATAATTAATGAATGTATCAAGGAATATAAAGAGTCTCACTCAATTAAAAAAGAAAATGATCCTATTAGTGCAACAGTTGTTAAAAGAAATAAAAAGGGACACAACTTAAGACCACATTCAGTTGGAGATGGATACCATGTTGTATTTTATTTAAACGATGATTATGTAGGCGGACAGATATCATTCTCAACAAAAGAAGATGTGTCAACCAACCCATTGGTTCACCCTAAATACCCAGAGAACATAGATAAGATAGATGCATGGATTAAGCCAGAGCCATACACGGTAATCATCATGCCATCATCTATTAAGATTACAGAACATGTTATTTCTTCTTGGAACAGGTATACAATTTCAGCAGGTTTTTAATGACTAACGGTAAATATGTAATTTGGGCATCTTGGAACAAAGATTTCCCTATACCAAGCACAAATTAGACCTGTTAATTGCTATTGACTAAATCAATATAAATATTGTATAATAAACACCTACTAGTAGAATGGAAATTAATGAAAACCGTAGGTGATAAATTAGGTAATTTTAATATAATGGGAGTAAAACCTGGAGCCCTTGCTCCTGATGATTCTTCATTTGAAGTAATTAATCAAGACTCATTTCCTGGAAAATGGAAAATTATTGCATTTTACCCAAAAGATTTTACATTTGTTTGCCCAACAGAAATTGTTGCATATGATAAATTAGTTAATGATTTTAACGATAGGGATGCAGTTTTAATGACTGGATCTACAGACAATGAATTTTGTAAACTTGCATGGCGAAATGCACATGATGATCTTAAAAAAACTAATTCTTGGTCTTTTGCTGATACTAATCGTGAATTATCTGGTGATCTTGGAGTTATTACTCCTCAAGGTGTTGCTCTTCGTGCCACATTTATTGTAGATCCAGAAAACACTATACAACACATTACAGTAAATAATCTTGATGTAGGACGAAATCCAGAAGAGGCTTTGCGTGTTTTAGATGCTCTTCAAACAGGAGAGCTTTGTGCATGCAATCGCCCATTGGGCGGAGAAACCCTATAATGTCTTGGGTAGATAGTTTAAAAGATACAATTCCAGATTATGCTAAAGATACTAAATTAAATTTAGATGCAGTAATTAATAGATCAACTATTGATGTAGAACAAGCATCTTATTTGGCTCTGGCAGCAGCATTTGCTACTGGCAATAGTAAACTTGTAGTTTATATTTCATCTAATTTAACTGATGAGGTTGAAAAAAATGCAGCCCTAACTGCTGCCTCAATTATGGCTCAAAATAATATTTGGTACCCATATCTTGAAATGGCAGACGATCAAAGTCTTAAAGGATTGCCAGCGCAACTTAGAATGAATGCAATATCATCACATGGTGGAACAACTAAAGGTAAGTTTGAAGCTTATTCTTTAGTAGCGTCTATTATAGGTAAATGTCATTTTTGTGTAAAGGCTCATTATGAGACCTTAAAGCAAGAAGGGTACACAGTAGAACAACTAAGAGATATTGGAAGAATTGCAGCGGTAATAAATTCGGTGTCTAGGGTACTATCAGCATAAAATAAAATGATACCAGACCTTAGAAATGAAACTCTTAACCTAATAGATGATTTTATATTAGATCATATAAATGATTTTACAAATGAGGAGCTATATTGGATTATAAATGAATTAGAGTCACTGTCTAATACATTTTATAAAAAGTTTAAGCCACTAATCGATGAAGATATAGAGGCCTTAATTGAAGATATTGAGGAAGAATGATAAGGTATTTTAAACTTAGAAAAGCCATGAAAGAAGTAATTAAAAATAATAATGAATTTTTAATGGCATTGGCAGAGTCTGAAAGAAATGAACAGGCATCTAATTTAACATGGGATGAAGATGGTGTATGGAAAGGCTGGACCTATAATAGAGACACAAATAGATACTATTTTGATGACATAGGTAATGAATCTATTACGGGATTATGGGAAAATCAAATTGCTCAAGAGGCTAATGAAACAATTTAAAGCTTATTGTAGATATTGTGAACAGGTAGTTGAAGGAAAGACTACTGCAGTAACCGTACTAGAATCTGGCAATTACCTATATATTGGTGAATGTAATGTTTGTCTATATGAGATAAGAAGAATCTCTAGGCAATGAACAAATTAACCTGCCATGGGTGCCAGAAATCTGCTAAGTTATTTTTACATGTTATGGATGATACTTTTATATACGCTCTATGTAGAAAATGTGTAATAGTTCAATTAGACATAGAGCATTACATGAGAAAGAATAATGAATTGTAGGTATGTCTAAAAGACATAGAAATAGACCAGAGTGCGGTACAAGATCTGGATACGACTGGCATAGAAGAGATGCTAAAGAACTTCCTTGTTTAGATTGTCGCAATGCTGAGGCATTGTATTGGCGGGAACAGAGGGTAG